TGAACCAGACTCTCTCTAAGACTACATTTCTCGCTGATACGCCACAATACATTAAGGAATTCAACTTCCCGCAAGATTTATTCGCCAACTCCAAACTCGCTCGTGACAAACTCGCAAATTTCCTATACCTTAAATCAGATATGGAAATCGAACTTAAAGTCAACGCGACGCCCTTCCAAAGTGGATGCTTATTACTCGCATACAACCCGTATGTGAATTATGTATCTGGCTTTAGGGCAAAAGGAGCTGAATATCTTGCTGGAGTGACTTCCTTGCCACACCGCACCTTAAATTTAGAGGACGGAAATTCTGTTAAAATGACCATTCCATATGCAAATATCTATGATTATTTTAACTTGAACGATGACCTCGACCAATTTGGAACAGTACGACTTTACATTTTGGCCCCTCTGCGTACCGCCACCTCTTCTGAAACTGTGTCGTATACTGTGTTCGGACGCTTTATTAAGCCCGAATACTATACGCCCACGGTCTCAAATCAGGTGTCGCGCACGTATGCTGCTCACACGCTCTGTGATGTTGCGGGTAACCAGGAAGAGTTCGAGAAGATGTTCGCACACTTCAAGACTCGTTTTGATTGCTCAAAGCTTATGGCGCAAGTTGGCACTGAGGGTGAACAGACAGGCCCAGTTTCACGCATTTCTGGCGCCCTCGCGACGATAGGCGATACTTTGGCACCTATTCCTCTAATTGGAGGAGTAATGTCAAAGTTGAGCTGGATCGCGCGTGGTGTTGGAAGAGCTGCTGCTGCGTTTGGCTGGTCCAAAGGAACAGAACAGATTATGCCCATTGGAACACTCAACCTACCTGGAAAGTACATGGCTAATGTGGAAGGAAAGGACTACTCCCAGACTCTTGCTCTAATTTCGGACAATGCTATAGATTCATCCAAAGTAATACCCGAACCTCAAGACGAAATGTCATTGGGCTATATCTTTGATAAACCCAATTTCATTAAGCGGTTCGCAGCTACTACATCGGATTTTTCTGCACGAAAATTGCTAGGATCATGGGAAGTCTCACCTTTTCATACTGGACAGATTGACCCTTCGGATGGTTCATCATTGAATCTCGGTTCGTTTGCGTATGCATCAATGTTAGGATCATGGTGGCGTGGTACTTTGCAGTACACCATCACTGTGGTTAAAACAGCATATCACTCGGGACGATTTGTAATGGTTTACTATCCTGACCTTTTCGGCGATAAGATACCCCAAGTGCTAGGAGATGAAATTACCACCTGCTATAACACAATTTGCGATCTTCGCCTCAAGAATGAGGAAGGAGCGCAGGTTGGTTATCCACTAGTAGTACCGTACATATCTCATGTACCGTGGAAACAGACTCTCTTACACTTGGCTGGGGTTCCTACGCCAAACACAACCCGGACAGCAACGGGGACGGTGGCTATCTATTCTCTTAATGATCTAGTGGCTCCTGAAACTGTATCAGATACTGTTGAGTTTCTGGTTCAGATTCGTGGAGGACATGATTACGAAATAGCTATACCATCAGACCTGCTGGCTGGGGGATACTCGAATTTACCGACTAACGATTTGATTACCACTGCACTGGTTGACGAACTTAATTCAGTGACAATGTCTGGCGACACCATCGTTAACATTGAAACCGATTTCTATGACATTGATGTTCCCACTCTAAAGGTGGTGGACCAAACTCAGAACTTAGCTGATTGGTCTGTCTACTTTAGTAATGTGGATGTCAACGTTCCAGACGGGCGTTATCTCACTAAACCGATTACAGTGACAATGGCTCCAGCGACATACTTTGACGCGAAAGACATTACGTATACTGTGACGATTCAGGGAGGTACCGTGATGGAAGTTCGTACCCCTGATAAGCTAGTACCCATCAAAGCTAGCGGAGGAGGAATAATCTTTACTCCTAGCGCTGTTTCAACAACTCGCATTGTTGCACAGAGCGGCCGCTATGATGATCTTGCTAGCGAAGATTTGCTTGTACCCCAATCCATGCTTGCATCAGTTAAGGAAGCTACCATGGGGGAGTATTTTGTATCACTACGAGCACTGATTAAAAGGTTTCACCGCACTCTTGCGTTTACCCCAAATCAATTCGTAACATATACTCCCACATTTGACAACAACGCTGTTG